TGCACGCCACCGTTAGTCAAGCCACACACAGCCTCTTTAGCACCAAAGCGTACAGCATAAATGTCACCGTCTTTGCCTAAGATTTCAGACTCAACGTCAATAACTGGAACTCCGCCAATGGCAGCAACTGGAACACCAAACTCGTTGCGGTTCCATGTCAAGTATTCTTTGTACTTGCCTTCATAGTCAACAACAGTGTTTTTGTTCATGATATACGCAGAAACACCACCTTGTACTTTGTTACGCAAGTTACGGACATCTGTGAACAAGTCTTCTGTTGCTGTAACTTTTTGCCCGGCAATGATGCGTTTTTCAATGCCATCAAACTCTTTAACGTTAGTTTCAGAGTCACCAGAAATGAAAGTTTTCTCAAACTTATGCGCAATGGCTTTAGTTTTCAAACCAACTTCCAATGCCATCAAGTCAGTTACATTTCCGTAAACAGCAACTTGGAAAGTATCAATAACAGCTTCATCACCCATGATTTTCAAGGCTTCTGTGCGTGTTTCCCAGCTTGTTTCTCCTGGAACAATGGCTTCTCCAACTGCACGGAACTGCGTATCAGATAATTTTGTTTCTACGTTGTAAGAATACCCAGAACCTACAATGTTCATAAAAGGTAATACTGCTAGTAATTTTGACTCTGTTGCAAGGGTCTCAATGACTCCTGCCTGTAAAGTGTCTTTAGTCAGCTTTAAGCTGTCTGCTAATGTCATGGTTAATGCCATAATTTTGTAACTCCTCTAATTAGTTTATTTTTCAAAAAATGCTTGAAAGTAATTCTGTAACTTCTGTGATGCCGTTAAATTCTCAATAGGTGTTTCTACTGTTTGAACGGGTGTAGGTTTACCAATGGCTTCCACTTTAACCGCTGGTTCAGCAGGTTTAGTTTCTTTTTCTGGAATAGCTTTTTCAGCTTTATCTACCCATTGCAACTGTTCCGCCACAGAGATATTTTCTGGCATTAAAGCTGCAATGCTTTCAGGAATATTTGCAAGTTTTTCTTCAACAACGTGTTTTAAAGTTGCTTCATATTCACTGACTTTTTCGGCAGCACTTGTTGCCTCTGTTGCCTTACCAGTTACTTCCTCAGATAACTTTTCCTTGTCTGCTTTCAATGCAGCAAGTTCTGCTTCTAATTCAGCAATTCTTGGATCAGGCTTTTCAACTACTTTTTCCTGTTTAACAGGTGCAGGTGGTTCTTCTTGTGCTTCTGGTTGTGATGGTTGCTGTTCTTGCACATCAACTTTGGTTTCTGGTTCCGCTGGTTCAACAGGTTGTGCAGGTTCATTTTCTGCAAAATACTGCAAGTCCATTGGAAACAATTGTTTTAATACTGTCATTAAATTTCCTCCCTTAATACACTTTCCTATTACCTTAACCACGTTTTTGCTGTATTAAACAACAGGTAATTTTAATTTTTTAGATACTGGGATAAATCAATGCCATATTTCTGTTCTGTACGTCTGATTACCTCAATTGGTGCCTGTGAAATATCCCTGATAACATTCAAGTAATGCTGACAGTTGGGATGGAATACTTGCCCTGTTGCCTTTGCCTGGTCATAGGTGGGCAGTCCATGTACAGAACCATTCAGTGAAATCAGAGTCCATTCCCAGAGATTGCATGGGTTATCTACGTGGGCACTGCTGATCCATGCTAGACCAACGTCATTCTTGGCACCTTCTGCTTGTTGCAATGCTACATCAGCTTCCATCAGCTTTGTCCGCAAAACCATCTTTGCATAGACTTCTGGTTTCCATACATGGCCACGTTTATCAATGATCCCAGCAAAACCTTCCTTTGCTAACTGTTTACGGAACTGGTCAATGCTGTTTGTCTGTTTAAACAGTTCTATCAATCTGTCCTGCCGTGCGTTGCCGCTGACTGTAAACATCATGCTTTCAGTAATTTTCTTTTGCACCAACTGTTTTAACCGTTTAGAAGTATTACTGGTAGTCAGAGCAAGTAACCGTTTAATCTCTGCTTTACTTTTAGCAGCTAATCCCTGTGTCCTAACTTGTCGCTGTGCTTCCTGCATAGAAATAGGACTGCCAATGTCCTTATAGAACATCAACAGCCCCAATACGTAGGCTTCTTCAATCTGTTTATCAACTATTTTGTCAGTTTCTTCCTGGATTGCAGCACTATACTGTTCAATCACTGACTCAATGTAATGCTGACTGTACTGTGGCTTTAAAATGCCTTCTTGATACAGGGCATTTAGCAGAAAGTCATGCAAAGAACCATTATATTTCAGGTAAACAGCAACAAGTTTTTTAACAGTCTTTTCCAGTAACTGACTATGCTGCTGTCTCAGGCTCTGGCTCATTTACTTCCTCCTCACTGTCAGGGTCATCCTTATTGTTTGGCAATGGTCTGCCTGTTAAAGCATTGAAAATATCTGGATCACCTTCTGTTTCAGATTCATTTTCAGAATTAATTCTTTCCAGTTCTGCCTCAGCTTGTTCTTCTGTCTTGCCATCCAGCAGCATGATTGCTGATTTCTGTGACATGGTAGGCTTGCTGCCAGTTCTGATTGCCATTGTTTGTGCTTCTTCTGCAGCATCTTTAGGCAGTCCATCAGAAAACTTCAATACAGGAACTACTGGTTCAAAGCTGATATGATTGCTGGCAACCTTTTCTAGTTGCTGTGCAAGCAGATAGACTTGCTTTAATGCCTTGTCAAAATACTGGCGCTTTCTGTTAACTTTGGCCAGTAATGGTGACATTCTCATGCGGACAGAAATACCTGTAGCACCACTGGTTCCTGCATCACTTTTACCTAACGCAACCTCTGGAATTTCCGCTGTGGCTAACAGGTTTTCAATTAATCTGTCCAACTCTGAATAGGCATGTTGCAGCTGACCATTCCATGTAACATACTGTGGAATAACGTCATCTTTACCCATAATTTCAAACACTTTTTCTCTGTTTACTGAAAAAATAGGTCTGCCTTGTCCATCAACTTCTAAGACTCCTGCAGGGACTGCAATAGCTGGGTCAGCGTGTTTGTCCAGAATAGCAGCAACCTGTGATAAGCGGTTATTGATCTCGTCAAAAATAGACTTGTGTTCTGACAGGTCATCAACGCCTTCCCAACTGTCCACAGCAAAGTTAGGCACATGGATAACTAGCGGTAAATTGACTCCAGTCAGTTCCTCCAGTAATTCCACATCCCCCGGCTCAATCTGCCAGCCAACAGCATTGCCGTAGACATCAGTTTCAGTAACTTTCAGTTTGTATGTGGCATACAGCACTTTGCCTGCCATGTGGCTTTCACGTGTCAGATACCATTGATCCTGTTCCTCAATGTAAACAGGTACACACACGTGAATTACTTTAATTTTCTTTGAGTTAAATGGGCTTGTTTCTGGGAAACAGTATTCAGCAGGCACTGACTCAATAATGACTCTGCTTGGGTCAACTTCTTGTGGCAAGTTGCCGTCCCATTCTTGCCCCCAACGCACTTTATAAAAGCTGTCACCTTTGATACTTGCTATCAGTGCAGCTTCATAGTTTAAAATATTCATATAGTTATCTGCAGTAATCTTGTCCAGTTCTTTTTGTTCTGCAGAATTATCTTTCTTACCTGCAGATACCTGAACAGCTTCCCCAAAGAGCATATCTGTTGATTTCTTACAGATGATCCCTGCTAGATTAAGGCTGACATACAGGGAGTCATTGGGGTTAAAGTTATACTTGTCAAATATATCTTTGTACTGCCCTTTGAATAACTGCATGTTTTCCTTGTACCGTTTCAGGCGTTTTTCATGGCCCTTAAAGGGGTAACTGGTACCTGCAGTAAAGTTAACTTGTGGCATTAGCGTCCTCCTCATAATTCATGATTACTTCTGTAATATCCTGGGCATATGCCAGTAGTAATGCAGCAGTGTCACTGTTTCCAGCTTCAAATTCTTGCAAGCTGTCGCCAGCAATGCTCGCACAGATAATCAGTAAGTCTTGTTTTAATTGGTTGTCCATTATATCCCCTCTGGCTTTCTTTGATATGTTCTGCTAACTCTATTCCCTGACAGATTGACTGCACCAGCTAAAGCATCTGGTAAATCATCATGATCTGCATTGGGAAACTGTTCCAACTGTTCTTTCAGTAAGCGTTGGGTAGTTTTAATTTTCAGAAAGCCATTTTCAAACAGGGGTTCCAGCAACTCAATGCGTTCCTCTTTCTTGCTTGTAGGCTTAACTGGTTTCATCTTTGTTCCGTAAATGCCCGCTTGATACATTTTCTGTTGCAGCTGGCGGTACATTTCATACTGCGCTTGCACTGACTCTACGCCAAAGATACGTGGCTTAAATTCCATGATTTTTTCCAGTGCTACATCCATTGCCTTGTGCATTGGTATCTTAGCTGCCCATGCGTCAATCACGTAGATAACGCCTGTACGTCTGTCTTTGGCAATGGTAACAACGGCATTATAGTCAGAACGCTTAGTCCGTCCAATGGCAATGTCCCAGAAGGCAAACACATCATATCTGCCACTATTTCTGATAGTATCCATGTCAATATCACGTTCATTGAAGTAGTGAATAGTGTCCTCATTGAATATCTGGCTGTCTGGATCAGATGGTTTATTCAGATACTCACTGGCAAAAGCACGACTACCAACTTCAACTTTCTTTTTAATCAGATAGGCATAACTAAAACGCTGCGACCACAATGTTTCTGCCCCAACGTCCATTTCTGCTTTATGATCTGCATAAAACTTGTCAGCTTCTGCAATTCTGTTTTCATTTTCTGTATCCAACAGTAGTTCTTCATACTTCTGCCAGAGTTCTACGTGTTCTGGTTCATTAATGATTGCACTGTAAATTCTGCTGTCATATTCTGGCCGCTTTAAAATGTTTGGCAGTAGCCCACTGCCGTGTACCATTGTCCCCATGTAAATAATTCCTGTCTTTTCAGGAGTTCCAATAGGCACAATAACTGAGTTATACCAATGCAAGTTCTTCTCACGTGCTTCTGGTGTGCCTGTGTTTTCCATTGACTCCAAGTCATCACAGATAATTAAGTCAGGCCGTTGTCCACCATTTTTAGCACCACGCAATGCCTTACCAATGGAAGCTGAACGCACCATCACGCCAGTAGTAGTGACAAACATTTCATTGTTATCAGTGTCATTCAGTTGCTTACTTGGACTTAGAAATTCCCCAAAGTCAGCACGTAGCTTTTCATTGTATTTCAACTGCTCTCCAATGAACTTAATCAGAGTCTGTGACAGTGAAGCTGTTTCTGAAATAATCAGGATAAACTGTCTTTTCTTAAAGACAATCTCATGGATAGGATAGGTATTACTGTTAAACATGGTCTTTGCATGGCCACGTGGTGCAGCCCAACAGATGTTTTTAGTTGGAGCATAGAGTGACTGTTCTTCCAGCTTGTGGCACAGTTCAACATGGAACTCTGGTGCATCATCAATGCTGACTCCTGCTGGAATAGGATTGTCGTCATTCTCAGGGTTACGGTCATCACTGAAATATTCATAGGTGAAATACAGAATGTCATACTCTGAACGCTTGATCCTGTATTCTCTTTCTAGCTGTTCTAACTGTGGCTTTATTTCAAGCAGTTGCCGTGCCTGCTGCTCTGGCGGAAGTCCCTTTACGGTATCAAACAGTTTCTGCTTTAGTTCCGTAATAATTCTGACTTCTTCCTTTAGTTGTTCAACGTGTGCTACGTTGTCTGTCATTTAAAAACTTCCTTCCTGTAATCTTTTCTGCTAATTGCCTATTTTTTTACAGGTAAAAACAACGCCAAACTTAACTAGCTGTTTTTAAATGGATAAAACAACACAACAAAAAGCCCCTGCATTTGACTGCAAGGGTTGTCTATCACTGTTAAATTTTAGATTATTGCTTGCTGCAGTAACTTTCTAAGTAAGTCTGTCCCGCATTAATTACAGCATTTCTGCCATATTTCGTTTCCATGCGTTCAATTTCTGAAAGAATGCCTGAATGGAAGTATTGCTGTAAGTCATAAAGTTT